AGGAAGCCTTCAGCATATGGTTGCAAACGGGCTTTGCCGCGACGCCGGATCTTGCGCCCGTTCTAAAGGTTACCGGCACCGTTACGGATGAGGCCGTTCGGACCAATGAGGATGACGGGGTCACCCAGCGGGTAACGGCGCGTGTCGGTATCGCCCGAAAAGAGGAGATCAGCGTGCCTAACCCCGTGGCGTTAAAACCCTTCCGAACCTTTCTGGAGGTTGAACAGCCCGAGGCAAAATTCGTTTATCGCATGTGGCGGCAGGAAGATGGCCAGCCGCCGCAATTCAGCCTGCATACGGCTGACGGCGGGGAGTGGAAGCTCGCCGCGATCGATAGTATCAAATCCTATTTTATCAAAGAATTACCTACTGTCACAGTGCTCGGATAGCGGCCTGATAATAGCATTATGGGGGCGTAGCGCATACGCCCCCATATCGAAAAGCAGGAGGCGGATATGCAGATACAACAAGAAGCGGTTGATTCGATCCATGCGTCGGCGCGGGAAGCCTTCAGATGCCTGACGAAATGGGAGGTGAAAACAGAGCAGGCGCGCGCGGCCAGGCAGACCGCCATCTGCGCGGTTACGAAAATCATGAAGCGGATCGAGGCCGCCGAGCTGAAGCACGCCGCGGCGGGATTGTCATTTAACAGCGCAGAAACAACGACGGCCGCTTAATCCGCGGCGAAGAGGAGGAAGCATATGGCAAAGGTTAGAAATACATCGATATGCAGCAACTGTGACGAGGTGTTTGCATCCAATGAGGCCGGTTTGTGCCCGGTGTGCGGGTCCGCAGTGGTGACGCCGTTGTCTGTCTGGGTGATGCCGTTGGATTGGGTTTGCGTGTCCGATACGCCCCGGCCGGGGCGATCCGATGAGAAACGCTTGCGGCTTGTAAGTTCACGGTAAAACGGGGAGGGAAAAAACCATGGCGATGCAGACCACGGGCGCGATTTACGGCGCCCAGAATAAAATTTTTCATAGAGGGTGCCAGTTCGCCGGAATGCCCTACCAGGAGAGAAAGGATGACTGGATCGGGCTCTTCCGGGAGATTGCCGGGCGAGAGCGCATCGATTCTTTCGCGGATCTCACGCTGGGCGAGCGCGCGGAGGTGATCACGCATTTGCAGAAACGGGGGGTGAAACTGTTCAACCCGCGCGTGCCGGCCGCGGACCGGGACTGGCAAAAGGGGGATGGGGACCGGCCGGTGGCATCGACCAAGCGGCCGTTGGAGGTGCCGGGGCACAAGCGGGGGCTGGTCTCGAAGATCGGCGCGATTCTGGCGGACAAAAAACTGCCGTGGAAGTATGCGGACGCAATCGCGAAGAAGCGATTCGGCGTGGATACGGTGGAGTGGTGCGATACGAAGGCGCTGCTTAAAATCGTGCAGATGCTGGCTGTGTATCAGAAACGGCAGGCGCGGCGGGATGCGGCCGCGGAAAGGGGTAGCGAGGAATGAAAATAAAAATCATATGCGTATCCGGCGTGTTCGACCTGTCGACCGATGAGCGGGAGCGCGGGGTTGTATTCGCGGAGAGTGATTATACCAGCGCGCTGCGGACGTTTGCCGGAGACAATACGAGTATCACAATGCGGGGGAAGAAGTTTTGCGCCCGCGTTTCGAGGGACAAGGTCGCCCCTTTGTTGATGGGGCTTTTGGACCGATAGCGAAAGGGGGGAAGAGTATGAAATATCCAGAAATAGGCGAAGAGATCACAACGGAGCGGGCCATCGAATTGTGCGAACACTTCGAGCTGGCCTATCTGGTGAAACGGATCCGGGAGAACGCGGGAAATTATAAAAGCTGGAAGTTCGACGGGTGCTCGATACTGCCCGATGAGCTGATGGGACTGTTAACCGGCTGCGACTGGCGGGATATCGCCTATAAATGCTGCCTGCCGCATGATCTGAAATATGCGTATGGAGATCCGGAAAACGGGACGGAGCGGAGCCTGGTGGATATTCAATTCCGGTCCGATTTGATGCTGAAGGCGGATATGCCGCACTGGTGCGCGTATGCGTTTCATTCAGCGGTGCAGGTGGGCGGCGCGGAGATCTTCGGGCTGTCGTTTTCATGGGGGTTTGCAAGAATAACAACAGAAAAGGGAGAATAGCCATGGCGCGTGTAAAACCGAACAATTTATACCCGATCAAGGATTTGCCGGCGGCCAATGCGGCCCTGGCGGAAATCGCGGTGCTAAAGCGGCAAATCGAGCAGATCGAGGGCGAACTCAACGAGCAGATCGACCGGCTGAAGGCGGACGCTGAAGCCAGGGCCGCTTCGCTCCAGACCTCGCTGTCGGCGATCGAGGGGGGTCTGCTCGCATTCGCGGAATACAACAAGACGGATCTTTTCGCGGACAAACGCTCCAAGGAGCTTGATTTCGGCATGCTTGGATACCGGAGATCAAAGGAGATCCGGCCGCGGCCGAAGCATACCTGGGCGATGATTTTAGGGCGCATCAAGGAACTTGGTTTTACCGGTGCCCTTCGGGTCGAAGAAAAGGTGAACAAGGATGAGCTGCACCAATGGCCGGATGAACGGCTGGAGCTGATCGGCGCCCAGCGGGTCGAGAAGGATTCTTTCTGGTACGAGATCGACCAGCAGAAGATTGCGGATATGGCGGCATAGATGAAAGGTGACGATATGAATGAGCATCTACGGGCATGCCCTTTTTGCGGTGGCAAGGATTTGTACGAAGACCGGGATGGAGATTACCACTTTATCGTATGTTCGTTTTGCTGGGCGGAAGGGCCGAGCTGCAAAGCCGTCGGCAATACAACGCTGGATTCGGCATCGATCGCCCAGATTGCATGGAACGGCGGCGTAAAATTCAAAAAAAATGAACGAGATGGGATATAAACGGGGAAGCAGATGGAAGCGTTGCTGTTACTTCCGGTCATAAATCCGGACGCAAACAAGCTGGAAGAAGCGTACGAGGTCGCGCGGGACCATTGGGCGGCGTATAAGGGCTCCCGGATCCGGGTGCCGGCGGCATTCCAGTACGACGGCGCCAGTATTCCGAGGCTGGTGTGGCCCGTCATCGGCTCTCCGTTTCAGCCGCGTTTCATGAACGCGGCGGTTTTCCATGACTGGATCTACCACACGCATCAAATCGAGCGGTGCGAGGCGGACAATCTGTTCCATGAATTGTTGCTCGAAAGCGGCGTGGCGGCGGAAACGGCCGCCACGATGCGCTATGCCGTCCGGAGCTTTGGCGGGTGGTATTGGGAGAATGATGAGGACGACTGCGCGTACATACGGCGGCTGACCGATAGAATTATCGCGGACGGGCGCACCCCGGCAATTTACGGGTTGTGCGCCTGATTTACAGGCGGAGGCGGTACGGATGAAACTGATTTGTCCCTCATGCGGAGCAATACACAGCGCGGAAGCGTGGCTGGCGGACGCGGATGCCAGGCAGGCCTTCCGGATCATGGGCGAGCTGCCGTGGGAGGTTTCCCGGCGGGCGCTGCAATATCTCGCGTTTTTCCGGCCGAACACGGGCCGCGGCCTTGCGTGGAGCAAAACCCTGCGGCTGCTCACGGAGATAAAGGGCCTGGTGAGCGACCCCCATATTCAGTGGGACAGGGGCGTTGCCAGGCCGAACAGCGGCCGGGCGTGGGGGCTTGCCATGGAGCGATTGATCGAGAACCCGCCCAAGCGCCTGCCGCTGACGAACCATAACTATCTCAGGGCGGTGGCCTATGAGATCGCCAACGAGATGGACCGGGCGAACGAGGTGGCGCGCAATCAGGCCGAGCGGACCGGGGCGGCGCGGCCTGCGCGGCCCGAATCGGATTTTTCATCGGTATCCGTCGAAGAAATGCGGGCGATCCGGGAGGAACGGTTGGGTAAGCGTGGGGCGCGATGACGATATCCGCAGAAGAAAGATTGCACGAAATGCTGACCGCCGCGGGGTTGCCGGTAAAATCGAGCTACCGGCGCGCCGAGGTGTGCGAGGTGCTGGGATGCTGCCGGCGAACCTTCTGGGAGCTGGTGGACCGGTACGAAAAGGACCCCGAGACAGGCGGCCCACGGCGGCCGGACAGCCTGGACTCCTATATGTTCCGCCGGGAGCGTCGCATCCCGTTTGACGAGCTGGTGGATTATCTTCGCAGAAATAACACCTATCATCGAAAAAACGCCATTGACACGGTGCAAATGAAGATGTTTGATTGACCGTCCCTCCCCTTTTCTTCTTTTCCCCCGAAAAACAAACAAGCTGTGCACGCTGATATAGCGCGGACGCGCGAAAAATCCCAACCCGGCCTATAGATAATTCGACTGTTCAACTTCCTCCTCACCGGGCACCCGGGCGGGCCTCTAAAGCACCCGTCCGGGTGAACCGGCAGAAAAAGGCGGCATACCGATGGCACGAAATTTGGGCGACATCAAACGGGTGATTCTTCACTGCTCGGATTCCGAATTCGGGGACGTGAAGCTGATCGACCAATGGCACAAGGCGCGCGGCTGGAAGGGGTGCGGGTATCATTATGTGATCACCAACGGCGTGATCGACCCCGGCAAACCCTACAACCCGGCGCTGGACGGGATCATTCAGCAGGGCCGGATGCTGACCGAAATCGGCGCGCACTGCAAAAACCATAACCATGACTCGGTCGGGGTGTGCCTGATCGGGCGGCACCATTTTTCCGGCAAGCAGTTATACGACGCGCTGCCGAGCCTGCTCCTGATTCTGGCCGACATCGGCATTACCTGGCGGGATGTGTACGGCCATTGCGAGTTTACGGCGCTTAAAACCTGCCCGAACATTGACCCCGCCTTGATTCGCAGGTGGGCGATGAAAGGAAGATGAAATGAAAAACCTCTTGAAGACCAAAACGTTTTGGACCGGCGTCAGCTCCCTGCTGGCGGCCGGGGCCGGCTATTACACGGGGACGATGGACACGGGCACGGCCATTCAGACGGCGCTGGCGGGTCTGGCGGTGATTTTTATTCGGGACGGCATGATCTCCACCAAAGCCGATGACGCAGGGCAACGCTGAGGCGCCGATGGATGAGTGCGATATCGGCCTGCGGGCGACCGAGGCGATGCAGCGGGCCGGCATCGCCCGCGCCCGGCGGCGGCTTTACGGTGGCGAGGGGTTGAGCGAATGCGAGGATTGCGGAGAAGAAATTCCGGAAAAACGGCGGGCGCTGGTGCCGGGATGCACCCGGTGCGTGGCATGTCAAACACGATTTGAGAAGGGGCTCGGATGACGCGGGATTTGGCTTTTTGGGCGCTCATATTCAACGTGGCGAATAGCGCGCTGACCTTTATCGTCGGGGCGTTCGTCTGGCTGATGAAGCGGGCGCAGATCAGCATCGACCGGTTCCGGGCGGTGGAACACGGGATCGGGTTGCGGCTGGATGATCATGACCAGCGGTTGATAAAAGTGGAGGCGGCGTGCGGGTATGCGCCGACCCATACGGATCTCGGGAAGATGTACGCGCGAATGAACGATATTTCCGGGCAGGTGAAGCAGTTGACCGGCGGGGTGGATGCGCTCAAGGCGAGTGTGGAATTGATTCACGAGCACCTGTTGAACGGCGGGAGGTAGGGAAAATGCCTGTAAACTATGAAGACATCGTCAGAGAGCATTTACGCATCACCCTGCTGCGGCTGCTGAACGAGCAGCCGGATTGTACGCTGAATGAATCGCTGTTGACCGATCTTTCCGGCTCCTACGGGTTTTCCGCGAGCCGGGACCGCGTGCGGACCGAGCTTGCCTGGTTGCGTGAGCAGGGCCTGGTCACCGTGGACGATATGTGCGGCCTCATGGTGGCGACGCTCACGAGCCGGGGCGAGGATGTGGTGTGTGCGCGCGTGGTGGTCCCCGGCGTGAAGCGGCCGAGGCCGAACCATGGCTAAAAAAAAGCGCATCGGGCGCGGGCAGCTCTCCACCGTGGATCGGATTCCGGAGGATATCCGGGTCGAGATCAACGCGGAGTTAAGATCCCGCAGAAAAACCCAGCAGGAGATCTTGCAGGCGGTGAATCCGCTGCTAGAGGAGCGCGGGGAACGGCCGCTGACCCGGTCCGCGCTGAACCGGTACGCCATGTGGGCGGAAGAGAAAAACACGATGATGCGGCAGGCCAGAGAGGCCGCGAACACCCTGGTGGGCGGACTCGGCGAACAGACCGGGACGGATCTTGGCCGGGCCGTGACGGAGCTGGTAAAGACCCTCACATTTGACTTGATCCTGCGGGCGCAGGACGGGGATTCCGAAGAGCCGATCGATGTGGACACGCTGAACAAGGTGGCGCTGATCGCGCAGCGCATCGAGCTTGCGAGCAAAACGAGCCTGGACCGGGAAACCGCGATCCGGGACGAGGCGCAAAAACAGGAGCGGGAGCGGCTCAAAGCCAAAACCATGGGCGCGATGGCCGAAGCCTCGCAGCAGACCGGCGGCAAGATGTCTTCCGAGATGTTCAAGAAAATCATCATGGAAACCTACGGCGCATGAGCGAGATCTTCTACCCATACCAGCAACGCTGGGTAACCACCGATTCGCGGTTCAAGGTGGGGATGTTCGCTCGGCAAACCGGCAAAACCTTCACCACCACGTTTGAGGTGGCCAAGGACTGCCAGGTCGCGGACATCGAAGGCCGGCGGGCAAGATGGGTGATTTTATCCCGCGGGGAAAGACAAGCCCGCGAAGCCATGGAGGAAGGCGTTAAACGGCATTGCCAGGCCATGGGCGCGGTCATCAAAGCCGTTGAAACGGAGTACCGGGGGGATGCCACTTACAAGGCCCTTGAAGTCGTTTGGCCCAATGGGTCCAAGATTACGGCCCTTCCGGCGAACCCGGACACGGCGCGGGGGTTTTCGGCGAACGTCTTTCTGGATGAGTTCGCCTTCCATCAGGATTCAAGAAAAATCTGGACCGCCCTTTTCCCGGTTATATCCGCCGGGTGGAAGCTTCGGGTGGTTTCGACGCCGAACGGCAAGGACAACAAGTTTTACGATCTCATGACCGGCGATGATCCGGTCTGGTACCGGCAAACGACCGACATCTATCAGGCCGTTAATGATGGGCTTCCGAGAAACATCGAGGAGTTGAAGCGCGCGCTCGATGACGAGGACGCCTGGGCGCAGGAATTTGAACTGAAGTGGCTCGATGAGGCGTCCGCCTGGCTGTCCTTCGAACTCATCAACGCCGTTGAGCACGAAAAGGCAGGCGACCCTTCGCAGTACGCCGGCGGCCCCTGCTTCGTTGGGGTGGATATCGGCGCCAGAAAGGACCTCTTTGTCATCTATGTGCTGGAAGCCGTCGGGGACGTGATGTGGACCCGCGAAATCATCGCGAAGAAACGCATCAGCTTTGCCGAACAGGATGCGCTGCTGGATGAGGTGATGGCCCGGTACAGGGTTGCCCGATGCTGCATGGACCAGACCGGCATGGGGGAAAAGCCCGTGGAGGACGCCCAGCGCAGACACGGAACCTATCGCGTCGAGGGCGTGCTCTTTAACCTTGCCAGCAAGCTGATGCTGGCGACGGTCGGCAAGGAAGCCTTCGAGGATCGAAAGATCCGGATCCCGATGGGGGATGCCCATCTGCGGGCGGATTTGCACAAACTGAAAAAAGTGCCCACGGCCACCGGCGCCCCGAGGTTTATGGCCGATTCCGACAGCGCGGGGCATGCGGATAGGACGTGGGCGTGTTTTCTGGCGCTTCATGCGGCAGGCAATCCCGCCGGCCCGATCGAATTTGAGTCCACGGGGCGAAGGACATACACGAAACTGACGCACTTCATGGGAGCGCGAAATGGCTGACGAGAACCGCAAAAAACCGGTCACCGATGAAATCGCGACCGCCCAGAAAGAC